GCAGAAAGGATATTGAGCAAATAATGGACAAAATGTATATCGAATATCTCAAAGAAAAAGACCGCAAGGCAAGAGAAAGGCTGGAGGGATATATCAACACTTTTATATCTCTTGATGAATCGAGAGAGGTTCTAAGAGTGAAACACGAAGAAATCGGTGACCGAGTTATCCTTGTGATCTATGACAGAAATAACCAAGTTTTAGACAAAATCAATGTAACAGGAAATAGCATACACGCCACCATGACAGAGTTTTATCGCTACATGGCAAAGGGTGAGCAGTGCTTTGGACTTTGCAAAAGACAAAGGAGCAAGACATGTTAGACACAAAAAAAGACACTCCGAAGAGTGCCACAAACCAAAAATATCATATCATAGAAAATCGCTTGTTGTCAATTCTAACCGACAAGCCAGCCTCTAAAAGCTACTTAATCAGTATGGTGGGCGAAAATGAACGAACAATAAGGAAGTGCATCCACAATCTTCGCAAGCAAGGGCATCCGATATGCTCTTCGGCAAGTAGTCGAGGCTATTGGCTAGGAACAAAGGCAGATGTGACAGCCACAGCAAATGAAATGCGTTCGAGAGCCTACGAACTACTCAGGACAGCGAACACGATGGATCGAATGGATCCTAACCAGATGCGAATCGAGGAGGTACAAAGTGAGTGCTAAGATGCTGACCTTTGACAGCCGAGAGGATTGGCTCAAAGGCAGAACGAGAATCGGTGGCTCAGACGCAGCAGCAATTCTAGGACTTAACCCATACACAGACAATCAAAAGCTATGGGCGATTAAGACTGGCAAAGTAAAGGCTGAGGACATTTCAGACAAACCTTATGTCATGTACGGAACTAATGCAGAGGCACCACTAAGAGAACTCTTCGCACTTGACTTCCCAGAGTTCCAAGTCGGATACAAAGAAAACAACCTCTTTGTGAACGACAAACACCCATATGCACACGCAAGCCTTGACGGATGGCTAAAAGATCAAGACGGAAAAATGGGCGTACTGGAAATCAAAACAACCGAAATACTCAAGTCGATGCAGAAAGAGAAGTGGAATGACAAGGTCCCCGACAACTACTATATCCAGCTCATTCATAACATGATGGTCACAGAGTTCGACTTCGCAATACTAAAGGCTCAGCTCAAATACAGTTACAACAACGATGTCTTTTTACACACAAGACACTATCGAATAGATCGAGACGATGTGATGGAAGACATAGAGCTACTCAGCTCAAAAGAATCGGAATTTTGGAAGTACATAAAGAACGACACAAGACCGCCTCTAGTACTACCACAGATATAAGCCACAAACCAATTTATTCAATTAATCAAAAGGAGAAGAAAACAATGGAATTAAGAATCAACACATGGAAATCACCAGAAGTCATCGACTTTAACTTTGAGGAGCTCAAAGAGGAAATCACAAACAAGTCGGCACTTTATAAGAACATGGTGTACACCGATGAAACAATCAAGGATGCAAAGTCTGACAGAGCACTGCTCAATAAGTTCAAGACAGCACTTGAGGACAAGCGAAAGGAAGTCAAGAAACAGTGCCTAGAGCCTTACAACCAGTTCGAGAAACAAATCAAGGAGCTTGTCGCAATCATCGACGAACCGGTCAAGCTAATTGGTGAGCAGATAACAGAATTTGAGGACAGAGAGAAAGCTGAAAAGCACGAGCAGATAACAGAGCTCTTCAACAAAGCTGGTTTTCAGTCATTCGTCACACTTGAGCAGATATATGACCCTAAGTGGCTCAATAAGTCCGTTAGCCTCAAATCAATTGAGGAGGAGCTGACAAACACTGTATATCGTATCGGACACGATGTAACAACAATCAACTCACTTAAAGAGTACAGCTTTGAGGCACTTGAGCACTACAAGAAGACACTTGATCTTGCTGGTGCAATTGCAGAGGGTCAGAGACTTGCAGACATTCAGAAACGCAAGCTAGAGCACGAGGCTGAGCTTAAAGCTAGAGAGGAGCTAGCGAAGAAACAAGCTGAGGAAAAAGCAAAGGCTGAGGCTGAGGCAAGGCTACATGAAGAACTTGAAGAGGTTTCTCAGGAAGAACCACAGCAAGCAGTCGAAGTCAAAAGGCAGTGGATTAAGTTTGTGGCTTTGCTATCTAAAGATGATGCACTAGCACTCAAAGAGTTTTGCGACAACCGAGGTATCGAGATCAAATCGGTAAAGTAGGTGGCGAAATGATTGAATATAACCAAGTCAAAATCGGACAGAGAATCAAGCAATTGCGAAAGGCAATGAGAATGTCACAGCAAGCACTAGCAAGAGCTTGCTACATATCGCAGACAACTGTATGCAATATCGAAAACGGAAATACATTTCCAAATATCACAACACTACTAGAGCTATCTAATTTCTTTAATCGCAAAGTGTCTTACTTGCTATGTGAAGACGATAGCGAAACAGTTATACCAAAATCAATGAGTTTATAAAAAAAGGAGAACATACCAATGGCAGTACAGAACAGTTTATCAAAGCAGAATAGCAGACTAGGAATCGGAGCTTATCTATCACAGGACGCAGTAAGGAAGAAGATTAACGAGGTAATCGGTGGCGAAAATGGACAGCGACTAATCACTGCGATCGTATCGGCAACCACTCAGAACAAAGACCTACAGGCTTGCACAAATCAGTCGATACTCAGTGCCGCACTTGTCGGAGAAAGCCTAAAGCTATCACCATCACCACAGCTAGGACAGTACTACCTTGTGCCTTTTAAAAACAACAAGACACGCACTACAGAGGCACAGTTCCAGCTAGGATATAAAGGCTATATACAGCTAGCTCTTCGCAGTGGCTACTACAAGAAACTCAATGTCATGGCAATCAAAGAGGGCGAGCTTGTTAGCTTTAACCCACTTGAAGAGGACATCGAAGTCAACCTCATTCAGGATGAAAGACAGAGGGAAGAGGCAAGAACAACAGGCTACTATGCAATGTTTGAGTACCTAAATGGCTTTAGAAAGGCTATGTACTGGAGCCGTGAGAAGATGGAGTCGCACGCACTTAAGTATTCAAGAGGCTATCAGGCTAAAAAAGGCTTTACATTCTGGGAAAAGGACTTTGATGGAATGGCATATAAGACAATGCTCAGACAGTTAATCAGCAAATGGGGAATCATGAGCATCGACATGCAGACAGCTTTTGACAACGACATGGCAGTTATCCACGAGGATGGCACAAAGAACTATGTTGAAAGTGATGACAGTTACTTCAATACCCAAGCTGAAGTCGTAGAGGTGGAGGCTGATGAGGTAGTCGAGGAAGGACCAGCTCCAGCACTAGAACCAATCGAAGTACCAACAGAAGACAGCGACATTGCTGACACCCTCTTCAACTAGTAAAGAAAGCGAGGAAAGACAATGAATAATGTGATACTAATCGGCAGACTCACAAGAGACCCCGAGCTAAGATATACCACCTCACAGATGGCAGTCGCAACATTTACACTTGCGATAGACAGACCGACAAAGGCTGACAGAGAAAAAGAAACCGACTTCCCGAGGATAAAAGCCTTTGGCAAGACTGCAGAGAACTGCGAGAAGTACCTTGCTAAAGGAAGAATGGTAGCTGTACAAGGTAGCTTGCAAACTGGTAGCTATGAGGACAAAGACGGAAAGCGAGTGTACACCACTGATGTGATAGCTAATCGTGTTGAGTTCCTAGAATGGGGAGATAGACCACAGAGCAACGCACCAGCAAATAGTGGAGCACAGACAAGTGGCTTTAATGCTAGCGATGTGCCTGACGATTTTCAGGCATTAGACGAGGATGTGCCATTCTAGGCATCTAGTGAGGACGCAATATGATAGTTTTCGAAATGTGGGGAAAACCACAAGGCAAAGCTAGAGCGAGAACGTTCTACAACCATCGTCTAGGGCGTTCTCAGAGCGTCACACCGACAAACACAGTGCTTTATGAGAATTACATCAAAGAGTGCTATAAGGCGACTGAAAGTAGCGAATTTTGGTTCAATAAGGAGCCGTTAGCGATGAAAATCGTGGCACTCTTTGAAATTCCAAAGAGCTTTACGAAAAAGCAAAGGGCAGATATTGAAAACGGACTACTTTATCCGACGAAAAAGCCTGATGCTGACAACATCGCAAAAGTCGTGTGTGATGCACTGAATGACGTAGCTTACAAAGACGATACGCAAGTCATTGATTTGCACATACTAAAATTTTACACAACACAAAGACCAAGAGTGATAGTCGAGATTAAGAGATATGAGCAAAATGAACAACAAGCTGAATGGATACATAAAACTTCATAGAAAATTAGTCGATTGGGAATGGTACACGGACGTAAATGTCAAAGTGGTATTTCTGCACTTGTTACTGACTGCTAGTTTTAGACAAACCAGCTATCAAGGCATAGAAGTTCTTCCTGGACAGGTGATAGTAGGAACACACGCATTGGCTGTAAATACAGGTTTATCAAGGCAACAAGTGAGGACCGCTTTGAGTAAATTGGCATCAACCAACGAAATAACCATCAAATCAACCAACAAATTTTCGCTTGTAACCATTGAAAATTGGTCATCATATCAATTCGAAAACGAAACATCAACCAACAAATCAACCAACAAATCAACCAGCAATCAACCACATCTTAAGAATGTAAAGAAATATAAAGAAGATGTATCTAATAAGTGTGTGTATATGAATAACTCTATTAAGGGCGAGGGCGAAAGAGAAAACACACACCCTTATGGGGAATTTTCTAACGTATTTCTGACGGATGATGAATATGCAAGGCTGACATCAAAGTATATGCGTGTGGATCAATTAATCGACAAGGTGAGCATATGGCTGACGGAACACACACGAAAAAATCACTACGCAGCATGTCTTACCTTTGCTAGGAATGATGAGTGGGAGAAACGAAAGGCTGAGCCTAAAAGGGGGAAGTCGGAGGCAAGAGAAAAGCCACTGACTGAAGAGGACAAAAAACGACATCACGAAATGGCAAAAGAGGTTCTAAAGAATCTCAAAAGCATATAGCAATCAAATATAGGTTATACGATATCGCTTTGAGCAAGGTTTTAATCGCTCAGAGCGAGGATAGCCTATCAAACGATAGAATTATCACTTGAAAATTAAAATCGCTTAAAACGAAAAATAGAGCCTTACAGAAAGGAGCAAGGGCATGGCACTAAAAATAACAATAGTGATTTGTGCAACATTGGTTATGCTGGCACTGATAGATAAGAGAGGTGGCAGAAGATGAAATACAACAAAGTTAAAATTGGTCAGCGAATAAGAGCAAGGCGAAAGGCTCGCAAAATAAGTCAAGAAAAACTATCTAAGACGGTTGGGATTTCAAGGTCCACCCTTATACACATCGAAAAAGGTGACACACTTCCAGAGCTCACACCACTAACAAAGATTTGCGAGGTTCTAGGGTGCAGAGTGTCATACATGCTATGCGAAGATGAAGAAACTAGGCAGATAAAAAGCGAAATTGGAGCATTAAGGATGGCACTAGCACTTCAAAGCGAAGTCCTAAAGGATGAGTCAGAAAAACTTCACCAAATAAAAAAAAGAATCAAAGATCTTGTAAATATGTCACACAAGGCTTTGAAAATGTGTGATGACGCAAATGATAGGTTGTAGAGGTGAAGTAATGAAATGCGAACTATGCGGAAAG